TGCAAGTGAAATGACTGTAGCGGAACATGCAAAAGTAGTCCTAAAGATGGATAAAGAACTTGGAAAGGAACCTGAGTTCTGTGTCGGAGATCCCGCTACACAGCAGAGACAAGCTGTCACAGGAACTAGTATCGTTGGAGAATATGCAGCCAACGGTATTTGGATTGCGCCCGGGAATAACGATGTTCTCACTGGGGTCAATCAGGTTAGCAAGTATTTATCTATTAATCCGCGCACTGGGAAACCTTATTGGCAGATTACAGAGAATTGTACGAATCTAATTCGTGAGATGGAAAGACTTAGATGGGAAACTTATTCTTCTAAGTCTGCTCAGTTCAATAATAATGCACACGAAAAGATTCATAAGAAAGACGACCATGCCTGTGACTCTGCCAGATACTTCTTCACATTTATGCCAGACCTTGCGCCTGACCCAGCAACAGTATCAGAACTTATGCCAAGAGATTCTGAGAATCTTAGGTACGACCAGGTTCTTGCACGAATGTACTTAGACGATAGAAATAGGACTGAGTGGTCCTCCGGAGCTAACGCTGTAGAATGGGATGGTTTCTGATGGATCTTACGGACCTTGAAAATAGATTTACGTATCATGCACCTAAGAATGCTGATATGGTAGATACTTATGCAACTATGCGATCTTCGGGTTTTGCATTAGCTCAGTATATCAATGATGTTTGTCCTGAGAGTCGTGAGAAGTCTCTAGCTATCACTAAGCTAGAGGAAGTTGTAATGTGGGCCAATGCTGCAATTGCGAGAGGAAACTGAGATGGCTGAGAACTATGGACAGTATCCTGGTTTTGTTGGTCGGTCCGGCCAGATGTACCAGGATGAAATTCAGCGTTGTGAGGCAGAAGTTCGTCGTGCGCGTGGAGAACAGCGTGAGCCGAATTTTTCTAATGCTTGGCTAGACCTTAACGAGGGTATTATTACTCCTGCAGAATATGCAGAGCTTACAGGAGAGGCTGAGCCTGTAACCCCAGAGGTTACTCTTACTGAAGATTCTGCGAAGCTTCGGGATGAAGTTGCGGCTGAAATGGAAGCCCGCGACGCTTTGGTTAATCCTTCTGTTGTTGGAAATCCTTCTCCTGACGAGCCTGTAGCAGAAGAGTATCTTTCAGCTGAAACCCCTATGTCCGATAATGAAACAAGTATCGGTGACGCAGGGCAGGAAGCTAAGTCGGAGTCGATTTTCGGTGGAAACTAATCCAGTACAGGCACGAATGCAGATTGTTCCACGGCCTTTTGCGTGGCCTGGCAAGTGTATGGTTTGTGGCGCAGTAGATCGGCCTTGTTTAGATTTTGGCATGGAACTTGAAGAGCATGGTGCAGTTTATTTCTGTGTTGAATGTATGGCTGAGGGTGCTCGTGCAATTGGGTATGTATCTCAGTCCAAGGTAGACGAACTTAATCTTAAGTTAGACTTCGCTACACATAATACTACTGCTGCATTAGAGCGAGTTAAGGCGTTCCGAAATGAACTCGATACTAGTGTTGATTCTCTTTGTAGTGCTATTGATGCTGACCTTGATGGTCGTTGTGTACCTGGTTCTGAAAACGAATCGGGAGCAGATGACAGCACTAGTATCACTACAGCAGAATCATCTGAACCAGTTGGACAAGCTGGTCTCACTTTTAGCCACGAAGGACCCACTAGCGTTTCAAGCCGTGCAAGCGATGAACAGTTATTCAATTTCTGAGGAACCAGTAGTTGACCCATCAGACCAAGGTGAATACGAGCGATTAGTGAAGGAAGGGAGGCTAGAAGATTATGACAGTGACGCCCTTGAAGCCCTCGGCCTCCGACCCGAGCACTATGGACTTGGTTAAACTTGGTCAGATGAAGGAAGCTCGCGAGTTAGTATCGTGGGTAAAATCTCAATACACAGAAATGAAGTCGGCTAGAAGTCGGTTACAGATTCAGTGGAACTTAAACCTGGCATTCTACTTTGGTAAGCAATATCTAGAGGTAGCTCCACCTTATGTTGGTGGAAAACTCATCCTTCCTAAGGCACCTCCATATCGTGTTCGCCTAGTAGCCAACCGAATTCGTCCTGTAATTCGTACTGAGATTGCACGAATTACTGGACAGAAGCCTAATGCGTCTGTTGTACCTGCTTCTAGTGAAGATGAAGACTTAGCAGCAGCCTACGCAGCGGAGCAGGTATGGGAATCAATTTCTAATAACAGTCATCTAGACGCAGAATTCCTACAGACGGCTTTCTGGACTTTAATTTGTGGGACCGGATTCATTAAGACGTGGTGGGATTCCGGTGCAGTAGATGCAGATGGTCAACAGGGTGACGTTAGATATGGCTGTGTCACCCCGTATCACTTATTTGTACCAGATCTTCGTACTGTAGACTTACAGAAACAGCCTTTTGTTCTTAATATTTATACTAAACCTATCTCTCAGGTACAGGCTATCTATGGGGATAAGCTTAAGGGCCTCTCTGTAGCGAATGATGTTATTGCATCACAAGAGATTATTAATGATTCTGTACTGGATTTAGCTGGAAGCACTAAAACTGAACCGGATTCTGTGTTATGTATGGAGATGTGGGCAAAGCCAGGCGCGCATAAGTTACTTCCTAATGGTGGATTAGTCCACGTTATTGGAGATAACATTGTTCACTTGGATAGTCAAATTCCGTATGCTCACGGAGAGTTTCCCTTTACTAAATTTGACCATATCCCGTCAGGTAAGTTCTATTCTGAATCGACCGTCTCAGACCTTATCGGTTTACAGCGTGAATATAACCGTACTCGGTCTCAGGTTGTTGAGGCTAAGAATAGGATGGCTAAGCCCCAATTAGTGTATTTTCAGGGTTCTTTAGATCCTTCTAAGGTTACTACTGAACCAGGGCAAATGATTGCAGTTAAGCCTGGGTTTGGGTTACCTCAGCCAATTCCACTTACTCCTTTACCGTCTTATGTGCTGCAAGAATTAGACCGTACTCTTGTAGATATTGAAGATATTTCTGGACAGCATCAGGTATCTCGTGGAGATGCACCTTCCGGTGTTACTGCCGCTACAGCAATTTCTTTCTTGCAGGAAAAAGATGATAGTCTTCTCTCTCATACCTACTTCTCTGTAGAAAAGGGCATGGAGTCTATTGCACGTCAGACTCTTTACCTTGCTAAGCAGTATTGGGATGTTGAGAGAACTGTACGAGTTGTAGGCACAGAAGGTTTCTTTGACGTTTTGCAGTTAACTGGTGCGGACATCTGCACTGATATTCGTATGGAGGGTGGTTCTGCGTTACCTACATCTAAGGCTGCACGTCAGGCTTTCCTCATGGATATGATGAAGATGGGCTTCATTAGTCCTCAGGATGGCTTGAAGCTTCTAGATATGGGTGGAGTCCAGAAACTATATGAGCAGCTTAAGATTGATGAATCTCAGGCACAGAGAGAGAATATTAAGCTTAAGCGACTTACGCCACAGGATATTCAGCAGAATCAAATGCAGTTCCAGCAGCAGCAAATGCAGGGTGCTCCAAATACAGTAGATCAGCAGGGTGCACCTATTCCGCCACCTGCGGCTGTTCCAGTTAATGACTGGGATAATCATATGGTGCATATTGATGTGCATAATAGATTCCGTAAATCTCAGGCATTTGAATTACTTGATCCTGCGGTTAAGCAACAGTTCCAGGACCATGTTAATGCACATACTGCGGCTATTGGTATGGCAATGCAGCAGGTTAACAATCTAAATGGTGGACAACCACAAGGACCTGGTAATATTAGTCCTAGCGGTGGTCCTCCTCCTGGTGGGCCGATGCCTACAACTTCGGTAGATAATGCAGGAGTAGCACCCCCCGATATGGGAGGAAGTCCTAATGGCTAACACTGATTTAACAGGTACTTTTGACTTCGTAGACGCTCGACTTGCCCGTGGTACTGCAAAGATCCCACTTGCAGGTGAAAACAACTACGACTCTATTACAGACCTACGTGCTCGTTTAACTGCTATTAGTGGTACTACATACACTGCAGCTCGGTTAGACCAGATGACTAAGAACGATATGATTTATGCAGTTCGCGTAAATGATGACTTAGCAGGTATTCGTTAATAGCGCCAGGGCTTAACAGTACAGCGCGGAAAGAATGAAAAATGAGTGAGCCAACAGTTGCACCGTCGGCAGCATTTGGAGCAGCACTTGATGCTGCAAATGTTGATAGTAACTCCGCTCCGACGTTAGATTCAGCACCACCTACTTCGGGGCCAGTAGATACTACCCCGGCGGCACCTTCTGGTGGTCACCCTGCATGGAATGAAATTCTTTCTGCAGTTCCGCAGTCTCTGCATGATGCAGTTCGCCCTACCCTTGAAAAGTGGGACCAGGGTGTAAGTCAGAAATTGGAGCAGGTACACTCACAGTATAACCCATATAAGCAGTTCGTTGAGAATAACGTACCACCTGATCAGATTCAGGCAGGGTTACAGTTATTCCAGGTTCTGAATACAGACCCTCAGCGACTTTACAACGAACTTGCTAACTTCTTGGGGATTAATACAGGTGGGCAGGGCCAGGCGCCACAAAACCAGCAACAGCCTGGAACTCAGGATTTAGGCGAATTCGCCGATCCTCAGATTGACCTGGAGAAAGATCCCAGGTTCCAGGCACTTGCACAGAGTCAGCAGCAAGTAGTGCAAATGTTGCAGCAGCAGCAGGTTCAGGAGACAGAACGAGCAGCAAATGTCTGGTTAGATTCTACTTTAATGACTGCACAGCAGACATTTAAGGCTAAGTATAATCAAGACCTAGACACGAACTATGTGCTTGGTGTAGCGATGAGTAAGATTAATGCTGGCGAAAATCCAGACAAGGCTCTCGGCACAGCGGTTGCTATGTACGAGCAGGCTTATAATCGAATTCGAGCTACTCCTACAGCTAATAGTTCAGCTCCTCCTGTTCTTACTCCTTCTGGTGCGACGCCTGCGAATAACTTTGATCCTGCCAAACTGAGTGAAGGCAATCGCAAGAAATTAATGGGCGAGATGCTTTCGCAAGCCTTTAAGGAGTAAAAAATGGGCGCCACTATGACGACCATCAGTGCAATCACTAAGGAAATTTACGAGGCCAGTCTTCGTCTGCAGCTTAATGACGAAATGACCACTGTAAAGCGGGTTACTCGTACTTCCGAAGGTGTTACTTCTGATGTCGGTGGAAAGTACGTTGTATTCCCAGTTCTGACCGCTCGTAACCCTGGTCTTGGTGCACGTCAGGAACTTGAAACTCTTCCTGTTGCCGGTAACCAGACGACTCTTGCAGCGCGTGTAGCGCTTAAGTATCTCTATGGTGCAGTTCAGCTCTCTGGACAGACTTTCGAGCTTGCTAAGACTAACCAGCAGGCTTTCATTTCTGCGCTAGACCTGGAAATGCAGGGTCTTAAGCGTGACCTGGCAGTTGACTTCAACCGCCAGGTTTACGGTAACGGTACTGGTGCAGTAGCTACTATTACAACTGTTGTTACTTCTACAACCTTTGTAATTAAGCATAACTACTGGCTGCAGATTGGTATGCTTGTTGATGTCTACGACATCACAGGTGTTACTCAGAAGGCTACTGGACGTACTGTTACTGCGGTAACTGCGACTGGTGTTACTATTTCTGGTGCTAACATTACCACTGCTGTTGGTGACTTCATTTGTCGTACTGGTAACGTAGGTACTGCCACCCTGTCAACTCAGCGAGAAATTACTGGGTTTGGTGCAATTTTACAGAACTCTGGCGCACTGTATAACATTACAGATGCACAGTGGACTGCAAATATTGATGCTAACGGCGGTACTAACCGTCCTCTCTCTGAGGGCCTTATGATTAACATGGTTGACACCATTCGTCTTCGTGGTGGCAAAGTTACTGCACTCTTTACTAACCTCGGTGTTCGGCGTGCATACTTTAACCTGTTAAGCCAGCAGCGT